CGTCAGTGCCGTCCATCTTCCATTCCGAAGCAAGGGAGTCAAGGATGCTTTCTGAAAACATTGCAGAAAATGAGTCTTTTATTGAATCCGCAAGCACTGGACACTTTGGAGCGTGTGTAGCGTAGGAATCGTGGATGACCGCAAAGTCATCGATGCCTCGCAGGTGAGCCTCGTTCACTGTCTTCACCAACCCAGCAGCATCCAAGCTGTGGATAACATTCGGTGAGATACCATTCGATTGCTTCCTTGAGTCAATAGCGTCAGTGTCATCCTTGAACCTCACAGCAGATAGAGATCCGCTGAGCCAAGTAGCAACCTTCCTTGATGTCTGTTGCTTGTAGTCCTGCTTAACAACAAACCCCGAAGGTGAAGTCCAAGTGATCGGTTGGTTTTCTTTAGCCTTCAAGGTCGCTACCTTTTGAAACCAATCCATGACTTGCCTTGGCTTGGTCAATACCTCCTCAATCGAATCCCACAGGTGATTGGCAAGATACTTGATCGCAGGGTAAACATTACTTCTTCCAAACAAGCACGACACTCCGCGATCCTGAAGGCAATCAAAATACCACTGCTTCACATAGTCTCTGTTGCTATAAGGTGTTAGCCCATAGCTATAACACATCACAGGTCTCTTCGACATCTTGCGATTCATGCCGAACTCCAACCACTTGGAAGCGAACTTATGACTTTGTGTTGCATCCTGTTCCAGCTTCCCCTTGGTGTGTGTGGCAACTACCTCGTAGATATCTTGAGGCTCATCAGTGGGTGCAACATTGGTAGCAACACACCCCAAGTCATCCCGTGCTAACAGAGATAACAACTGCAAGCCTGAGTTGGTAGCGTCCATCGCACAAGGAAGGTGAGTCTCAAAGTTCTTGGTTACCCTTGTGTGATACGCTCCCCACTCAAAGCACCAAGCAAGGAACTGCCAAGGCTCATCAGCATCCACCCAATCTTGATTGGCGTAGGGATCTTTAGCAATCGCCACAGCTTTCTTGGTGAACTCATCAGCCCACTCGACTCGCTTCTCATACGACACTTTATCCAACCCGAAGCAGTTCGCCCCGTGGATCGCCAACCACTTCAAGTCATCATCGTTCTTGATACGCTCACCTCTGAAAAAATGCAGGAGACCTCGACAGTGGTCTGGCCCCTGATAGGTCAAGAACGAGGGGATCTGATAGACCCTGCCCCTGAAGTCCAGCGAACACGGGAAGAATAATCTCTTGTCAGAAAACTTACGACCGAGCATCAAGATCCTGTTGATCAAGATACGCTTGCTTCGCTGAGAGCGATTGAACGCAAACGCCTCCCTCCGAGCATCCCTGAAGTCCCTTACCTCATCCACACTTGCATCATCAGGAAGGTAGCTCGGCGGCTCGATGTCCTCCCTTGGCGGTAAACCAATACGCTTGTCGTTTTCCCAAGCCCACTCAAGAACATTTAAGATCTGTCCGTTGACTCGAAAGGGAGTCTCTTGGATGGTGTTAACTGCCTTGTAAACTTCAGGCATCTCAGGAGCTTCTCTCAAGACAGACCTGTTGCTGCACCTGATGAAGGGTAACAAAGGTAACCCGTCTCCTTCGCCTACGTCATACCCTCCACCATAAACACTTTTCCAAGGGAGAGGGGACTCCAGCATAGGCATCCAAAAAGGTAACAATATCTCTCGGTGCTGGTCGTAGCCTTCGATCCACTGGCGAGTCTCATCAGATAACTCCACCATCCTTTGAGGCTTATACGCCTTACGCTTTCGGTGAGTCTTTTCAGTGAACGTGATCAATCCTGTCCGTTTATGGATGATCTCAATGATCATAGAACCGCAAGCAATCCGTTGCCTCCGAGTCCAATCAGTCCACCCCATGTCCTCCTTGGTTGCAGTCTTGTGGAGATACCTGCTTTTAGTAGTGTGATCGTGCCTCAAGTTCTGCATCCGATGGACAATGCGTCTCCCGAACTTGTTATAGGTGGAGATAAGGTAATCAGAAAGCAACTGGTCTTCAACCAACCTACCGATCCTGAAAGAAAGCGAAGCAATCGACAACGGCTCAACAGAGGAATCAAGAACTCCTGAGATACCTATGAGTGCAAGAGGTCTCAGCTTGTTGTCGTTAAGATCACAAAGAACCCTTTGCCACTCGCTTTTGTTTTTGAACTCCCTGAGACTGCCAACGTGATCCAGTAACCCCAGGTATACAGGCTCAACAGCATCACGCATCAAACGCCTACCAGCAGCAGTTAAAGATCCTTTAGAGATCGAGGAAGACTTTCGGTAGCGGTCAACGCCTCGGTCAACCATCTCCTGATTTAAGTTCTTTTGGTTTGTCATAAAGTAATAGTTGTTGGGTGTTCAATGAAGGTCAAACAACACTAGGAAAAACCCGTCCGTAGCTCTCTTACGACTCTATTCCCAACAAGCGGAAGGGTAGGTAAACTGAACTACAAGTCAATCGCTTCTTGGATAAAGTTTAAGGAACTTGTCTAACTCTTCTCTAGGGTCGTTCTCGTTAGGTGTCTGTAACTCCCTGTTGAACTTGCGTCTCTCGCGCCTGTTGTGACGCTTCTTAATTTCTGCTGATGCCTTTGCTCGTTTCAGCCACTTGTGGGCGTTGCGAGAAAAGAAGCAGTCTTGCTCATCTGCGTCCTTAGCTGGGCGTTTCATTAACTCTATGCGAAGAAAAGCAAAACTCCCATGACTGAACGGATTATCCATATAATTAGAAAACCAGCAATCAAGGCTCCTGTTTTGTTTGTATCTTTTGCCGCTTTCAATGTTTGAAGGACAGCACCTAAAAACAAGATGCATCCCAGTGCTATTTTGTATCCGTTAAAATCATTCATTGGCTTGTTTCATTGTTTGAACAGTTTGGATCAAGAGACGCTTCTCGCTCTTGTCCTATTGGGTTGCCGTTAATGGTTCTCCGCAAATCGTGCAATGAGGCTTTATCATCCATGAGCGCAACTGGTTGAGGGGTGTGGCATAGCTCATGCGCCCTTGTGATGGCAACCAGTGTCGGAAGGTTTTGCTCCCGCATGGTTTCCCGTGCCAAGGCCGCGAACAATTCGATGTATGTGACTTACTTCGTTCGCTCATAATCTCCTCCGTTCTCGGTTGGTGGTTCCTGTCCTGTTGGGTTCGACTCAAGGAAAGCTCTTCCCTCTTCGGCGGTGATCTTCTTGGCGTGGCTATATTCGCGGAAGTCGCTCCACGTTCCGTTCTGCTCCCCGATGATATACGTTAGCCTGATCTCTGCGGGGAATTTCGGGTGCGGCTTCCACGTTTCAATGATGCGGACGACGAAACCGATTCGCCACGGGTCGGCGGGGTCGTAGTCGGAATACTTCGCCGCGTGAACGTAGTCGCCAAGGCGAACAACGGGATGCAGATCAACCTTCCTCGCTTTCGGCTTGTTGGTGTCGTAATCGGGCGACCATGATATGTGTCCTGTTTGTGGTCTATCTTTCATAACTCGGAAGGTTTATCGGTTTGCATAGTGGAAGTGGCGGGAATTGAACCCGCATCCATTACTTGCGTAATGTCGAATCCATACACTCCCCTTGTTACTGTTCGTTACTATACTCGATTTCCAAAAGCATCCGAAGGTAGTGAATAGCCTTCTTGATGTCCTCTGCCCCGTTCTTGTTTCGGTGACGGCAAACATACTTGATGGCATTGCCCTCGCAGAAGTTTAACTGGTTTCCTTGGATGAACTCAATGGGCTGGATCGTGAAGTCCTTGTAGTGGCCTCCTCCTACTTGATGGTCTAATGGATGTTGTTTCATAGTGTTTTAATTTCCCTCCTCGGGACGCTCAAAGTTATCCTCAATCGAATGGTGAGATTGGATGTCCCTTGCGATGTTAACAAGTTCTTCAGGAGCGAAATCCAGAAGGGTGCTTTGCTTTACATTACCTAGCAGGACTGTGGCAAGTTTTATCTTGTCCCCTTCATCCAACTCCAAGTTGAAGCCTACTCTTGAGATCCTTCCAACGACTCGTAACAAATCGGAAAAGGAATCCCAGTAACACTCAGCCTCCTCACTCCAATCGTTAGTCTTCAACGACATCTTAGGACTGTATTCGTTCAAGTTCATATCACTTACGTTTCTTTCCACTTGCAGTTGTAGACCACTTAACACGACCTGGGCCTTGCTTCTTGCTTGCTTCCTTTTTGGTTATCTTCTTTGCAACCTTCTTAGGACGACACGCTGGGTATGCTCGTTTTGAATCCCCTTTGGCACTCTTGCGACCACAAGGTTTTCCCGTCTTAACATCAACCCACTTCTCGTCAAACCACTTGCCGAGTCCTCCTCTTTTCTTTTTCGCTGGCATAATATTATTACTTCACTTTGTTGTTGCCTCCAGACCACTTGCCTCCCTTGGACTTATACCACTTTGCTGCCCACGCATTCGCATAGGCAGACGGGTAGACTTTGAACTTACTGCGAGCTTGAGCTTTCGCCTTTGCCCACAACGCTGCATTGGTTGGAGTAGGTTTATTTTTAGATGGCATAGGTATTATTATTGTTGGTTAAAGGTTAACGATACGTATCAAACATAAGGTCACGGGCCTTGCAAAGATCACTTGGAACTAGCTTGGCATATCTCAAAGTCATCTTGATGTCCTTGTGACCCATCCAATCTTGAACCACCTTGACGTTCACCCCGCAAGAAAGCAAGCGAGTAGCACAAGTGTGTCTGCAAGTGTAGAAAACATAGTCATTGAGAAACTCAGGATCTTTCCTGCGAAGCCTTGCCCAATACCTGCTGATAACAAACGACTCAAACCTCGAAAAGTCTTCAACGGAATCCCAAGCATCCTTTGCTTTAGGAGTCAACGGAATCACCCTCGGTGTCCCATTCTTTGTCTCACGCAAGGTAACAATCCACCCAAGCTGTGGGTGCTCACTGATGTCACTAGCACGAACAC